TAATTGAACAGATTGAATCAGCTTATCCTGCAGATCAAGCTGAAAATTTAGTACGTAAATTGCTAAATGCCATTAGAGACAAAGATCCTAAGAAATTCACTCGTACTGTGAGAAGAACAGATGCAGATTAACGAAGGCGGTAACGTATTCAAAGACTCAGCAGGTAATCCGCTCACCAAGCGTATTGCTCAAGCCGATGTTATGCCCACTGCACAGTGGCTAGAGCAGATCACCGGTTTAGATCTCACAAAAGACAAAGATAAACGTGATGGCAAACCAATCAAATGGTTAGGCTCAACTGGACGAAAAGCCGACTCCGGCGATTTGGATATGAGTGTTGATGCACGAGAAATGAATAAAGATCAATTGGTAGCTGTATTGACCAAATGGTGCAACAGTAAAGGTGTAGATCCTGCACGTTACATCAAGAAAACAGGGTCAGCAGTACACTTCTTTACTGCCATCGGCGGCAATCCCAAGAACGGTTTTGTGCAAACAGACTTTATGTTCAGCAACAAGCCACGCTGGACACAGTTTGTGTTAAGCAGTGATCCACGCAGCCAATACAAAGGTGCCTTGCGTAATATTATGATGAATAGTATGGCCAAGGCCTTGGGCTACAAGCTGAATCAAAATGATGGTATTATGGATCGTGCCACGAACGAGCTGATTACTGACGATCCTTCCATGGTGGCACAGATGCTGCTGAGTCCCAATTCTTCTGTGGCCGATCTCTACAGCGTGGAATCTATCTTAAAAGCCCTGGAAGCAGATCCCAAACGTGCTGCAAAAATTGCTGACTTCAAAGCACACATGGAACGAGAAGGCATTCAGTTCGACGAAGGCATCTACGAGAACACAGCACTATACACAGAATACAACGAAGTCAGCTTTATGGCCCGCCTGCGCGATCGCATTGTAAATCAAGGCATGGCAGTCATAGTGGAAGGAGTGCGTATTGAGCATCCTGAAGACATGATCTTTGATCAACGACCCAGCGCCGGTCTAAAACAAGCACTGGATGGTATTGTTGCTGCTGCAAAGAATCCAAATGAAACCACAGTTAAGTGGGACGGTAGACCTGCTATTATTTTTGGACGCAATCCAGCAGGCGAGTTTGTACTAACAGACAAAGCTGGATTTGGCGCCAAAGGATATAACGGATTAGCTACCAGTCCAGAACAGATTGCACAAATTATGAACACACGCGGTGGCGAACGCGGCGAACTGATTGCATTATACCAACGCCTATTCCCAATGCTGCGCCGTGCAGTACCACAAGACTTCCGTGGATATATTCAAGGCGACTTATTGTATAGTCAGACTCCAGAACTTGTTGGTAACAACTATGAGTTTACACCTAACACAGTGAAATATACTGTGCCTGCTGATACAGACCTGGGTCGTAAGATTGCACAGAGTACTGCGGCTGTTGCTATTCACACATCGTTAGCAGCACCGGGTGCAACACCTACGCCAATTCGTGCTGCTGCATTGGCTCCAAGTCCGGGATTATTAATATTAGATCCCAGTCTCAAAGAGCCACGTGAGATTAAACTAAATCAAGCCACAGTCAAAGATGCTACTCAGTTGTTGACACAGTATGGAGCAGCAATGGATCAGCTGTTCAACCCTGCAGAATTACGTGCTCGCAGAATCAGTGACTTTCCTGCACTTGTTAAAACATATATCAACAGTCGTGTACGCAGCGGCAGCTACGACAACTTGATTGGTGGGTTTGGTGAATGGGTCAAAGAAAAAGCACCAACCAAGGCACCTCGCATCTTTGAATGGGCCACAGAAAATAAACAAGCCGTGGCAGCCCTGTTTCAAGCGTTCTTGGAAATATCCAGTCTCAAGAATGAAGTGGTGCGTCAGCTGGATGCACAAGCACACGATGTACAGGCCAGCATCAACAACGAACCTGGACACGAAGGCTATGTGGGTAACGGTATGAAGTTTGTGGATCGCATGCGTTTCAGTGCTGCAAACTTTGCTAAAAACAATCCTGAATTAGGATAGGTGCCCGGGTATTTTTGCCATTTGGTATAAATAAGTGCAGGGACGAAACATTCCCACTAACAAAGGAGCTTTAAAATGGCATATTTTCCACCAGCAAATGGCGATGCACAACCAGTATACGCATTAGACATCAACAACGGTCCTCAGGACGGTGTTATCACTTCAGCTGCACTAGTGCAGATGGCAGGTCCAAAACTGGACTTCTTCGGTGTTGTGGTTCAGAACGGTTCACAACAGAACATTGACTTGCAAAACCAGTTGGGTAATGTAACATCAGGTGTTTTCACGCCAGGTGTTGTTGTTCAACTTAACCAGAGCATTCAAACAACAGCTACTATTGCTATGTACCAAGTTGAAGCTGCTTCAGCTGGTCAGATCAGCTACGCTGTATATCCAAGTGGTGCTTACACAGCAGCTACTCTGCAAGCCCAATTACGTGCATTAGGTAACATTCAGATCACAGCCAGCGATGGTACAGTAACTGGTGTTAACGTTACAGGTACAGACGTTACAAACCTAGGTTTCAAACTAGCTTTAAGTTAATTTGAATTCGGTTTAGTATAGACCCAAGCCCCGGATTTATTTCGGGGCTTTCTTTTGACCATTAAATACCTATACTATGCAACCACTTAACCCAATTCCATTATGGCCTGTTTTGATGTACGACTTTCAGTGGGACGACCACGATCAACATCGAGATGAGATTGCTCAGGTATGTTACGATCTTGAAGCAAAGAAACATGTCAGCAATGTAGCACCAGATGCCAAACGCGGTCTATACGAAAGCGGATTTGACTTTGTGTCTACAGATTCGCCTGCTGTTCTTGCATTCAGTCACTGGGCCAAGCAATGCCTGTTTCGTGCTGCTGCAAATGCCAATAAACCATATTGGCCCGCAGGTATGAATGTCACAGTTGAAATACACGAATCCTGGTGTCACATTACCAGAGATGGTGGCTATCATGACACGCATGCTCATCCTGGCAGTTCTTGGTCTGCTATCTATTATGTAGACACCGGAGACATGGGGGCTGCTGAAGATAAAAACGGAGTCAATAGATTTTACAATCCCAATCACTGTGCTTATGCAGATGCCGGCATGGCTTGGGTAAACCGCAACACCAGCATTGACTTCAGAGCCGAACCTGGCATGATGGTTGTTTTTCCCAGTTGGCTGCAACATTCTGCTGTTGTTTATCGAGGTAGTCGGGATCGTATTGTTATTGCATTAAATGCCAGAATCACTAGATCTGACATGAGTTCAGTTGGTCTAGCCATATGATACGTGTAAAATGCAGCACCCGGTTTGATATAACAGAAACTGGTGTGAAAAATCGTTCTTACAAATCTCAAATGACTTTTCGTGATCGGGCTGACCGCGAGATAACTACACCCGAAGACTGGAATCGTGCTAGAAATCAACAGTGCAACTGGGAAACAATTAATCAGATTATTTCTCTTAGAACCTTGCCTGAGAACATCACCGCACCTGTACAAGACTCAGACTCTGGGATATGGCATTTTGAATTTGATGTAGTAGATCCAGCGTCAATTTTCTGCGATGGTAATCCAGTGGGATACTTACTGAGCGACTGTGTAGGTGTACCCATGATCCTGGGACTAGATGAAGCTGCAGGAACACCTGCATGCATAGTCAGTGCAGGGTCTGATGCTAATATTTGGTTTGACCCATTAGGCAAATAGATAATAAATACTGCATCTTGGGATTCCGTTATGGTTGATACGACTGATATTGAAAAAAAGAGTTTGGAGGCACACGTTGAATTGTGTGCAGAAAGATATCGCTATCTTGAAGAAAAATTAGATTCTCTTGAAGCCAGGTCTATCGAAAATAACAAAATGATTGCTGATATAAAGAGCATGGTACAGACAGTGGTAAACAAACGCAACGATCAAATAATCAGCTGGGGCTTGGGCATTATTGTTGCCTTGGGCGGAGTAATCGGTTGGTTTATAACACATTACGTAATTAAATGAAAAAACAAGACTGGATACTACAACGCTTAGAACAGATAGTTGAGCCAGATTTAGCTCAACTCAAATCTAAAATGATTCTGGCACACGATAATCAATATCATGTGTTTGATCACTATGTGATTGACCGTGCACCGGATAAAACTTACAGAGTTGCAAGAGACAGATACACTGATAAAAGCTTTTCCAGCTTGCCAGTAGCACTCAGTTGGTGCATTGCACACAAGCGTCAAGACACTGTCTTGGCCTACGCTATACAAGACTTAGATCAAGAATATATTAGAATTTCAAACGATGTGCATACTCGCGAAACTTTATTAAAACGTATCACAGATCCAGACCGCAGAGAAGTAACACAACTAAAAATTACCACCAAAAAAGACGGTTTAAGAGCCGTGGAAAATCGACTAACCAAATGTGTTAGTTTGGCTAAATACTATCAGATACGAGGATTCAACCGCGATGAAACTGCACGAACTAGACACACTCAAACAACAAGATAAAGCAGAACGAGTACTGGAAACTAGACTAGGTCAAACTGTCTCTTTCCGTAATCTTTCTCTACGTGAATCACGCCACATGCTAATGCGTGTACGTGGATTGATCAGCGAGCACAGAAGTAGTACTGCATCTCATTCAAGCGAACGTGATCCTGCTTACCTCAAGTTGCTTATGCTTGAATCTGGACTTAAAGGTCGACTAAAAGAAGGTTCCCCACCGGTGGTATTACCATCTGATGAGAAATATACACAAGCATTGTCTCGGGTATATGGTCAACAGATATTGCGTAATCCCAAGTTTCCGGACTTGCTTGCTAGATTAAAGCGGTCAACTCAAAATGAACGTGACCTAGACATCATTATCCGGACTGGTACATTACCAAATCATCTCGAAGAAGTTGCTCCTGTTATGCCAGGGCAACCTGGAGCAGCCGGTGCTGTTCCTGTGGATACAAAAGATCCCAAGGTACAAGCTGCAATGAAGAAGTCGCAGTCAGGCCAAAATTTGAATCCAGACGAACAAAAGCTAGTTGGAGCTGTTGCTGCCAGTACAATGCAGAAAGAATCACGTCGTGGTCGTCGTCGCTTGGGTGAGAGCGAGATTCAACAGGCTCAAGTTGTTCTAGCTGCACAAGACATGGTTGATCAAATCCAAAAGATGCTGGAACAAATCTCAGCCATGCAGTTCAAAGACTTGCCTGCATTGACAGACTCAATCAAGAACGACATGGGCGTTGAGCAAGCTACTTCTTATCAATCAGCCACTGCTGCTGCACTTACACAGTTGCTACAATCAGTGCAGCAAGGTAAGACAGCATTGGAAGGAGCACAAGGTACACTGACAGGTCAAGAGCCGATGGTACCAGGTACAGATCCTGCTGCTGCTGACATGGGCATGCCACCAGAAGGCGATTTAGGCGGTGACGAACTTTATCCAGATGCTGACATGGGCATGCCACCAGAAGGCGGCGACGAAGGTACAGACGAACTAGGCAATGCTGTTTCGTTAGGTCGCGAGCGTCGCGGTGTAGCAGAAGCCAAAAAGAAAGGCAGCAAGCCAGACTTCTTAGATGTTGACAAGGATGGCGACAAGAAGGAACCATTAAAGAAAGCTGTTGGTGACAAGAAAGCAGCCCCCAAGAAAGGCGTAAATCCTTTTGCTAAAAAGAAATAATGCGACTATTTGAGTTCGATGTGTCAACAGCACAAACAGAGAAATTGGCTGCATTGGGTCAATTTCTCTTGTCCCGCGCTCAAAATACCAATGCAGAGAAAAAAATATCAATTGCAGCATTTTTAAAATTAGCCAATAACATGGGTATCAGTTTAACTGATAGTCAGCTACGCAACATAGCACAACAAGAACCGCTCAGTGCAATCATTGCCAATATCGAAGGCGATGATGACACTGGGGAAATTATGTTTAAAGGCAGCGATGAAGTTGCTCCCAACATGAGTGTAGACCAAGCTCGCGATACTGTTGACTCAATGGCCAAACGAGCATTAAACAAAAAAGGAATTTGATATGTTAGAAACAATTTTCTGGTTACTGGTAGGTGCATTTATTGGTTGGAATTTCCCACAACCCGATTATGCAAAATCAATTCAAGCTAAAATACTAGGCTTCTTTAAGAAATCGTGAATCTTGTTTATATTCACGGAGCTAATGCTTCCGGGGATAGTTTCAATTACATTCGTCACCATTTAAATCATCCTGTCGAAACGGTTATTGAGTATAACAGTTATAACGGGTTCAAAAATAATCTAAACAGAATGCGAGAAACTATTTCGCAATCCAAGGGCTCAATCTTTTTTGTAGCTCATAGTCTGGGTGGCATTTATGCGCTGCATTTGGCACAGTATTTTTCTAAACGAACAGCAGGCGCAATCACACTCAGCACACCCTACGGTGGCTGTCATGCAGCAGTATTGGCACAATTCTTTTTGCCATTCAATCAACTCATGCGCGACATTAGCCCTGGCAGTGAACCCATGTCCAGTGTATCTAAAATGAGTGTGCCACAAAATTGGACCAATGTAGTAACTACTCGTGGCACGAGTCCTTTTATACCTTCACCAAACGATGGCGTTGTAACTGTAGACAGCATGAAGCATTTACCAGACCAGATGGAATTGGTAATATCTGAATCCACACATTACGAAGTAGTTTTATCGCCAGAAACAGTAAATATTATTACCAATAGAATTTGACAAATCAATCGGTTGATGTTATACTATAGCTGTATTAGCGGTGCATTTTATGGAGTTGGACACATGTTAATATGCAGTTGCAATAAAGATGGTTTAATTTATCTCTCAGGAGAATATTATGAAGAAAATTATTTTAACAATCGCCCTACTCGCACTTACTACGACCACAGCTCTAGCTGGTGGCTACGGATATGGACCTCGCGGCGGCTATAACGGGTATAATGGTTATCGCGGTGGCAATGGTTGGAACTACGGAGCCGCTGCATTAGGTGGAGCCATTATAGGTGGTGCATTGGTATACGGTGCAACACGCCCTTACTATTCGGCACCTGCCCCAGTATATGTAGAACCCCCAGTATACTACGCACCACCCCCAGTGTACTACTCTCCTCCAGTTAATACAGCTCCTTACAGCCCAGCTCCTGTATTATACTGGGACGCTAATTGTCAGTGTTACAGATAACATGAATCCCAACCTAATGCGCCAGTATGTAGACTTAATTTCAGAAGCAAGTGCTCCTGTGATCGTTGGATCCTATAAATTAATTTCTTATGACCCTACAACACGAATCGCAAAGTTGGCTGGACACGAAGATATTGAACTTGCTGACACCTGCGAAGATCGTATCAAGCCCGGATACAACTATGCATTTGAAATTGCAAACGGCCGGGCAATCAGAGTAATCTTAATGGTAGTAGATACAGTTATCTACACTGACACAGAAGTACTGATGATTAAACGCAAGAACCCTCCGTTTGCTGGACATTGGGCATTGCCTGGTGGATTTATTGATCCCGGTGAAACACCCAAGCAAGCTGCAATACGAGAACTAGTCGAGGAAACAGGACTTGAAGTTTCTGCACTGAATTTTGTAGGCGAATACAAAACACCCGGACGAGATCCGCGTATGGAAAATGTCTGGAGTTATGCATTCAGCTTACATGTCAATGCCCGGGAGTCTGTGCAAGCAGGCGACGATGCCAGTCAAGCAGAATGGATTCCTATCAAACAACTCAACAAACTAAAATTAGCATTTGACCACGCAGATATAATTAAACAAGCACTATCATAAAACTCGCACACTGGAGCACCAAGGCATAAATAACTGTATGAAAAACAAATACGGTCTTATTAAAAATTGTCAATACTGCTTCGGTGAGTTTATAACTAAACCAAGATTCAATAACTATTGTTCTACTAAATGTAAGAATCCTTTAAACAGAGGAGAATATGATCCCTGGAATAAGGGCATTAAACTCACAGAAGAACAAAAGGCAAAACAGAATACAGACGGTCTTAAGAAAGGCTGGGGGTGGAATAGGGGTGGCACTAATGAAGTAGCACGCCAGCGTATGCTTACTAATAATCCTAACAAAGATGGCAGATCAAATAATTTAAGACCTAAAAATCCTTGTAATGATCTTTTTAAAATTTACAGAGCTCAAGTAAGAAAAGCAACTTATCGGACACTAAAAGAAATGAAACAAGCCGGAGAATGGGTTCCTGTAACAGGTAAGTATAAAGATAGTTGGCAAGTTGATCATATTATACCGCACCAACAGGGATTTGAATTAGGTATAGATCCTACTTTACTTGGCAGCAGAAAGAATGTACAATTTATTAAAGGCGAAGAAAATCGCAAAAAATGGGATAGTTTTCAACCCATTGATGTAGTAAGAAGTATCACAGGAGAGTAAAATGTCTTATTCAGCCAAAGTTCTGGATCATTATGAAAATCCAAGAAATGTAGGATCATTTGATAAGGAGGAAATAGCGCAAGTGGGAACCGGCATGGTCGGTGCTCCCGCTTGCGGTTAACGGAGATGTAATGAAGTTACAGATCAAAGTCATCGATGGCGTTATCACAGATGCAAAATTCAAAACATACGGATGCGGTTCGGCCATTGCCAGTAGCTCATTGGTTACTGAATGGGTCAAAGGGCGAACTCTTGACGAAGCAGCGACGATTAGAAATACTGAAATCGCTCAGGAACTCGCCCTCCCTCCGGTTAAGATACATTGCAGCATCCTTGCAGAAGATGCTATCAAAGCAGCAATAGCAGATTACAGAAGCCGACATGATAACACTAACTGAAGCAGCAGCAAAAAAGATTGTTAGCAACATTGCCAAACGTGGGCGCGGGCAAGGTATCAAAGTGGGTGTAAAGACCACTGGCTGCTCGGGTCTTGCTTACGTACTTGAATATCTAGACGAAGCCCCGTGTACTTGGGATTGGACAGAATACGAGCGAGATGGCGCTCGAGTTTGGGTAAACGGTAAAGATTTAGCCTACATCGATGGCCTAACAATTGATTACGTCCGCAAAGGACTCAACGAAGGTTTTGATTTTATTAATCCACGAGAAGCAGCCCGATGCGGTTGCGGTGAATCATTTAAGGTTTAGATGAGAGTAAAATTTTGTTCGCATAGTCTGACACAACTAATCAAGCATGAAAAAGTCAGTGTAAATCCTGCATGGCTTTACATGCAAAAATGGTACGAACTGCATGGAAAAAATCCCGATGTAAAATGGTTGCTTCCTGGAATTGTATTATTAGATCCAATGGATGTCGTAATTGATAAAATTGTGCAAGAACAACCTGATATTCTGGGACTTGGATTTTATGTCTGGAACTTTGACTTGCAATATCACATTGCCAAAGAAGTTAAAAAACAATTACCAGATATAATTATTATCTGTGGCGGCCCACAACTATCTGTACACAAAGAAACAGAGACTGACAACCAAGTTGATTTTTTCATCGACCATCCATACATAGACTATGTAGTGTATGGCGACGGCGAAAAACCATTCCAACAAATTATTGATTATCATTCCGGGTCCTTGTGCAACAAAGACGAGTTTGTTAACATTATTGAAAATGTTAATGGTTTAAGAAAAATATATCCGCATGAAACGTTAACAGATGAACTCTATCTAAGTCAAAGTCCTTACGTGAGTCAAGAAGCTCATATGGCCGAAGTTCGTGATCATTTGGCGGCTTATGGAATTCCAATCAAAGACCAATACTGGGCCATTGAATTTGCCCGAGGATGTATGTATAGTTGTACATTTTGTGATTGGTCACAAAATTTAACTAAAAAAGTCAAACGTCGAACACACAACTGGAAAAACGATATTGATTTGTTCTATCGACTAAATGTAGCCATACGGGAAACAGATGCTAATTTTGGACAATGGCCAGATGACATAAAAGCGTTTGATTATGCAATTTCTTTGTATGATCCTGCTCGTAATTTTTCTTTTATAGTGAATAACACTCCTAAACTCAAGAAAGATGTAACCGAGTATATTATTACTCAAAATAGTCTTGTGTATGACGTACCTCCTGTGATCAGCCTTCAAGATGCTGATGAAGATGTTTTAAAGGCAATCGATCGTCCGACGGTTCCGTGGGAAGCTATTATTAAAATGATAAACAATCTACGAAATAACTTACCGCCGGAAAAATTTCGCAAGACAGAACTACAATGCATACTGGGGTTGCCGGGACAAACAGTTGATAGTCTAATTAATTCTTATGTTAGGTTTTTTGAATTAGGGTTATTAAGAGTTTCGTGGTCCAATTGGTCATTTTTGCCAAACAGCCCGGCGGCCGATCCCGGTTATCAGAAATTCTGGGGGCTTGACATTAAAGAAGTGTATTTTTCGTTTGAGGACCGTGTTGTGCCAGATCTTGAATTACTGTATAGCGAGTTATCGTCTGGCACTAGCCTGGCGGACAAATTTTATAAAGTACCAATGGTAGTTGGCCATAGAACAATGAAAATATTAGATTTATGGACTGCACAAATACTAGCAAAAAGATGGAAAGAGATCACTGGCCGTGTAAATTTGGTAGAAAAATGCAATAGTTCTCAGGTAAGAAATATACTAGATAAATTAAAAATACAAGCAATAAAAGAATCAAAAGCGCAATACGATATACACCGATCGCATATTAATAAGTATGGTATTGTTGTTTGGGGGCATTATCACACCGAATCAAAACTCATACATAGAAGTCTTTAATTAATGTACAATCTAATCAAACCATTATGATAACACAACGATACAACTATGCTCCGCTCAGCAGGGAAACCATTGACGGCAAAAGACATTACTGTTTACCCAGCGGTAAGAAAGTTCCCAGCGTAACAACAATTCTAGACAAAACCAAAAGTCCGGAAAGTCGCGAAGCCTTGGCCAACTGGAAGAAAAATGTAGGCGCAGAACGTGCCCAACAAATTACCACTGAAGCTGCCAATCGCGGCACACGCATGCACAGCTACTTAGAAACATACGTGATGATGGACGATTTGAAACCTTTGCCCAGCAATCCATTTGCACATCCGTCGTGGTTCATGGCCGCGGAGATTATTCTCAAAGGGCTTGGCCAAGTTGATGAGTTCTGGGGTGTGGAAGTTCCTGTCTACTACAGCGGGTTATATGCAGGCACCACTGACTGCCTGGGGTTATGGAACGGCAAGCCAGCAATTATCGACTTTAAACAAAGCAACAAAGTCAAAAAGCGTGAATGGATTGAAGATTACTTTCTGCAGTTGGCAGCTTACGCACTAGCACACGACGAGATGCACGGTACTGAAATTAACCAAGGCGTTATTTTAATGGCCGTGCAGCCCAAGTTGCTGGAAGACCAAACTTATACAACTCCGCAGTACTTGGAATTTGTAGTGGCAGATGCTGAGTTTGCACACTGGAAAAACGAATGGATCAAACGTGTAGAGATCTACTACCTGACAGCATAAATACCTGATCAAATAGGTATACGTAAATGGCCATTGTACAAATCTCAAGAATTACAAATCGCAAAGGGTTGATTGAAAACCTACCGCAGTTGGCTGGCGCCGAATTAGGATGGGCAGTAGATACACGTCAGCTGTTTATTGGTAACGGAACACTACAAGAAGGTGCGCCTATAATTGGAAATACTGAAATCTTAACAGAATTTTCAGATATCACAGCAGTCAGCAACTACACTTACAAAGACATTGCAGTTGGATATGCAGCACAAACAGGTCCAACTTCCAGCGATCCAATTGTACGCACAGTACAGGCCAAGCTGGATGATTTTGCTGATGTAAGAGACTTTGGTGCTGTCGGAGATGGTTCTGCAGATGACACAGCAGCTATTAGCCGCGCCTTGTACCAATTGTACTGCGTGGAAGCCAACTCACAAATTCGTCGCACCTTGTATTTTCCAGCTGGCACTTATAAAATAACAGAAACCATTATCATTCCCGCCTATGCTAAACTAGTAGGCGAAGGCGCAAACTGTACCACAATTTACTTGGACACCAGCAGCGACATTTCCAGTCTTAGTGCATACGTGGCTCGCTACGGCGATAGCCTGCAGCAGACCGGTGTCAACATTGGCAACAACGGTGCTACAGCTCCTACTAACATCGAAATTAGTTCAATGACATTTCAAACAGCAGAAGTCACAGATGTATTCTTAGTAGAAGATGCTACACAATGTTATTTTGATAGCGTAAACTTTGTGGGTCCGTTGACCGCGGCTGACATTATTGCCACACCCAGTGCCGACAACATTGCTGGTGTGCGATTTGCCAGCACAGTCAGTCTGGTATGCAATCAGATCACATTTGACAAGTGCCGTTTCCAGGGTCTCACATACGGTATAAACACAGATCAACAATGCCAATCTGTCACAGTCAGCAACGGGGCATTTGTCACACTATATCAAGGCATAGTGCTGGGTAGCGGTGCTCCTGTCAATGGCGGTGCTACGGGATTTAGAGCAGTGCAAAATCTGTTCGATGAGATATATTCCCAAGGCATCTTATACGGCTCGGTCAATCTCAATGTGTCTGCTTACAATGCATTCTACAATGTAGGTAATCAATATTCAACCAATCCACAAACTCCTGTGATTGAATTTAATAGTGACAATAACGTATCCATTAGTGATATGTTTGCCAGAGACGATGTAGATGCGCAGATTGAACCTAGAGTAGAAATTACAGGTTCTGCTACTACAACTGGCACACAGATACAAGTAGGGCATTACGCCAGGGAGAATGGCAGAATCTTTACTCTGGCAGATAATCAAAGTAATCAAACTATTTTTACAACTGATACTTCTAATATCAAAGCTTACGAAATGACCTACACTATTATAAGAAATACTGTGGTGCGTTTTGGAACTCTAGTTGTTACAGCAGGATCTGTGTCGCCTGCTGTGAGTTATGCAGACGAGTACACCGAAGATGCTAGTTCGGGCATCACGCTCAGCGTAACAAGATCTGGGACAGTAGTTAGTGTACTTTATTCAAGTACATCAACCGGACTGTCTGGTAATATAACCTATTCCTTAGCACGTCTGGCATAAATGTGGCAACTAACATATCAAGAAAGACTTGCCGATTGGGTTCGTCTTCGGCAAGTAGCAGCACCTCTCGAACAATCTCAACAGTTGATGTTAATTAATGATTGGTGGTTCAAAGCACCAATCATTAATCATTTAATATATTGGGAGGATGCAAAAAGCTGGCCAACTCCCTGGCACTTATTGAATAATAATGGCTATTGCGAACTTGCAAGGGCATTGGGTATAGTGTATACTGTAATGCTAGTAGAAAATTACACAGATTTAAAAATTATACAGACAAAAGAAGACAATTTAGTCCTGGTCGATGGTGGGAAATATATATTGAATTGGGCACCAGGTGAGATGTTAAATACCCACTCAACCCCAATACCTACTGTTATAAACACCATCGACAGTTCTGAATTAGAAAGTTTTTTACAATAAGCGATAAATGACAATTCAAGTTAAGAAACGAAGTGGTAATCGTGAGCCTTTGAATATCGACAAATGGCAAGCACAAATTACCAAAATCTGCGCCGGCATTGCAGATGTAAGTCAATCCATGATCGAAATTAAAAGCCAACCGCACTTTTACGATGGTATTACTACAAAAGAAATTGATGGTATCACTCTACGTGCTATTGTTGATCTTATTGACGTAGAATCAAATCCCGACATTGGCAATACAAATTACCAATATGTAGCAGGCAAGCAACGCTTGTCAATGCTACGAAAAGATGTATATGGGTCCTACACGCCTCCTCGCCTGTACGAAATCGTATGCAAGAATGTAGCAGCAGGTGTATACACCAGCGAACTGCTGACTTGGTATACAGAGGACGATTGGAATCGCATGGATGACATACTGGATCATGATAAAGATGAACAGTACGGATATGCTGCAATTGAACAGCTAATCGAAAAGTATCTAGTACGCAATCGTACTACCAAGGAAACATATGAAACACCTCAGGTTAGATATATGGTTGCTGCTGCTACAGTCTTTCATAAAGAAGAACCTAATACTGCCCGTATACGGTACATTAAGGAATATTATAATGCAGCCAGCGACGGACTCTTCACTTTGGCAACACCAGTCCTTGCCGGTTTGGGTACTCCTACTAAGCAATTTAGCTCTTGTGTATTAATACGCAGTGATGACAATCTTGACAGTATCTTTGCTAGTGGCGAAATGATGGCCAAGTATGCTGCCAAACGTGCTGGCATTGGTCTTGAGATTGGACGTTTACGTCCGTTGGGCGCACCTATTCGTGGTGGCGAGATTCAGCACACAGGCATGATTCCATTCTTGAAGAAATGGTTCGGTGATTTGCGTTCATGTTCACAAGGAGGTATCCGCAATGCTAGTGCTACAGTATTTTATCCCATTTGGCATTATCAGTTTGATGATCTTATCGTACTTAAGAACAACCAGGGAACCGAGGAAACCCGAGTCCGTCATATGGATTATGGGGTTGTGCTTAGTAGTTTCTTCTGG